GACCCATTTCTTTTAGTTGATCGTATGCGTCATCGTATTCATTCATGCTAGTCCCTAATAAACTGCCTCCACCCAAAAGCGTAACGAAACCACGTTGAACTTGATCAACTATGTTGTCACCAAGTATACTTTCAAAAAGTCCTACATCACCTCCGTCGTCAAACCCTACACGGCCACCATCAGCCGCTAAGAAACTTGGAACATTGCCTGGTCCGTATACGTCTTCTAGGCCATAATCTTGTTCTCTAAAATAATTTTTAAAATCGGCAAGAGCATCAGCATAGTCACTGATAAAGCCCATTCTTTGTCTTTCGTCTTCTTCAAACTCTATTTCTTTTTTCTTTGCATAGTCTGTTCCAGCTGCAGTTGCGCCTAAGCCACCTACTGTCATAAGTCCACCAACATCAAATATGTCACCAGAACCTATAGATCGTATGCCTTCACCCACGGGTCTTAAACTTGCGTTTAAGTTTTCCATAAAAGTATTTTTAACTCCAGGGTTAGCTGCTTTGAACGCTTCAAACTTAGTTGGATCTAGTTTAGCATAAGCTATTGGATCAGTTGCAGCTAATGTTGGCTGCATCGAAGATGCAATGTTAGGTTCTAGTCCTGGAACAGGAGGTTGGCCACTTACCATGGGTGCATTCGCAACCATTTCAGTCTGAGGAGCCTTTTTGGCAAAAGCAATTTCTTTTGAGGTTGCAGCGTCTGCACCTGTTGTAGCCGGTCCAGCTGCATAACTGGCACCAAGTGCTAATGCTTGGTTTAATAAATTGATGTCTCCTGTTTGTCTAGCCGAACCTGCTGCTGTCAACAACTGTGGTAAAGCGTATCTCATCAGAGGACTTAGACCTTGCAAACCTGGAATAGCCATAGCTATAAAAGGTAAGGCTGGTGCTATTTCTTTTGGTGTTATCTTCTGTAGACCTTTTGCTAGTTTTTTCTTTACTGATCCCATTATAACCAACACTCCTTAGTGATAACTGTAAAATGTTTTTTAATTAAACCGTTAGAAGCTAGTCTAAGCCAGTTAACAGTTTTTCCAGGACCAAGTAAATGTGTAAAAAATGTTTTGTTAAATTTCATTCCGTTGTGCTCTTTTGTATAAATAGAATCTATTATCCAAATCTTGTCTCCCGTTTTCCAGTCATTAAAATCTAATGATCTGGTATCTAAAAGTTTTTGTTCCGTTTCATCATCTAAAAAAGCCCAGTTTGTAAAACCGTAAATACCATCTTCATTTTTATTAATGGTATATTGGGCTAATATTAATGATGGGTAAATATGATAATAGATGTCTTTTAAGCTATCGCTGGACCATAGCGGATAGTGATCTTTATATAGTCCTATGATGTCTAATAGATCATCCATAAATTACCGCAAGATGGTCAGTCTTGTTATTCTCCTGTGCCAGATCCTAATGGTATCTGAATCACTTTAACCTGTATGTCTGTTGCCTTGTGTTCTGCCCAAGGCGCACCACAGTTACTGCAGACTCCCGTAGCCTGTTCATGTGAATCTACCTCATTTCCACAATTTTTACAATATATTCTCTCATATACCTCTGGCTGTACAATAGGTACTTCTTTACCTTCTATTTTTTGATGTCCTAAAATCTTAGATTCTTGTATTTTTTTCATGATATTTCCAATACTGACACTGTTATATGAAAACGATTAGCTACACTAGCTGTTGCTTTTATCACATCCCCATCCTCTAGTACATAGGGAGCACCAAGTAATTCTTCTGCTTTATTACCATCAATCGTTAATAATTGCGTTATATTAATTTCAGCTGGACCTAAGCTTTTATCAAAGTTTACAACGGTTATATTTCCNGCACTNCTNTCTACATTACAAACTCTAATACTTTTTACAATGGCCTGAACAGGTTTTTGTGGAGGTGTTGTAGAAACATCAGCCGTTGGAACAGTATATATTGTTGTTTGTCCCGTAGTGGTCAGATTTACAGATTTATTTTTATATACGTCACTCATCCTAAAAACCAACTCCTTGCTGTTAACTCTTCTCGTAGGTCTTGTTGAAATGTAAAGTTTAATTGATTTATAATATTTTCTAACTCACGAATAAGAATATCTTGTTGCTGACGATCAAAATCGTCAGATGGTAGAGGTAATCTCGTTACATTAATTTTTGCCATTATCTTGTCCCATCCGGTCTTATATCTAGCCTGACCGTTCCAAATCGCCAATTGGAATCAACCGCATTACTAGAAATTTTAACATTAGCTTGCCTGCCTCGACCTCTTACAGAAAAGAACTTTGTTGTGCTGGTTGTAGTAGATGTAAAAGATCGGCTGTTTGTACTTGCTGGATAATTTGCAAACTCTATTTTTACATCTGTGTTGCCAGCTTGATCTTTGAAATCAGGTATAACTCTTGAACATAAGAATACTTGATCACCCTCTTCAATATCAAAATCACCGCTTGTAATTTGACACTCCATCGCGGCACCGTCATCATTGAAACCATCTTCGTGTCTATACAAAGTTGTGCAGCCATTAGTTACACCTAAAATTGGTTCATTGTTTGGTATAGAACTAGGGTCATAGTAAGTTGCATAAGGTAAAGCATAGACACCTCTATCAACCCAAGATGTTCTAACAAATCCATCGTTAGTGTACCAAACATTTTCTAAATAATTATAGGTCACACTTCTATCTAAAAAATCAGAACCAGAACTTGCATAAAACCAAGTCACCTCATTAAAGTCTGTGTTAACGGCAACAGACACTTGTCCCAATGCAGTTGAATTTATGTCGTCAAAAACAAAATCTTGCACTGTACAATCTAATTTTTTAATTGCACCATCAAACATATAGAATGCAGTTTGACTCATCCAAAAAGTAACACCGTTCACATCTACAGAACAGTTTGCAGAAACAGCTCCACAGTTTGCACCAACTTGGTTAAGACCAAATATAAAAGGCGGACCAATATTATTTAATGCATGTAAAGCAGTATCTGTCCATACGAGAATAGAACCCCTTGATCTTCCTGCACACACAATTTTTGAACCATCTTGTATTCTAAAAGAACCGGCACTATTTTCTGCTGTAGGTGCCCAAGTATTGAAATCTTCTTGAGAAGAAAAACGTAAAAACAAATCATCTTGAGTTCCTGCAGTACCAATAGTTGTTTCTGTTCCCATTAAAAAAACATGTCTGTCGGGAGAAGAAACTAATAGAAACCTATTTGAGCTAGGAGCTGCAGATACTTTTGTTGCTCTGTTTGTTGGTCCACTAGATAAGTCCCAACGATATAAAGCATCATCGTTTCTAATTGCTAGTAAGTCTTCTCCAAATGTGTCTAAGGACCAATACGTTGCTTCTAGTTCAATAGAACTTGTTGATCTTGGTGTATTCCAAGTACTCACGTTCCACGCTCCAGTACCCCATCCAAAACCAAAAGCTGATCTTTCTGTTCCAATATTGAGTTGATATTTAGCGTTCCCCGATCCACCACCACCTGACGTTGAACCGCTGGCTGCGCTGGTATGTGTTATCTTATAAGTATTACCATCAACAATTTCAGTTACCTCAAACTCTTGGTTCATATCTAATCCGTCTATTGCAGAGAAAGAATCAAAGGTTACAAAGTCTCCCAATGTAGCGCCATGAGAATTATGTGTAACACTTACCGTAGTTGTTCCATTTGTCGTAAAAGGATTTGTTAAAGCTGCTTCAAGTCTAATTGGTGTAATATCATAAAAAGCACCTTCAACATAAACATACAATTTTCTGTCAGTGCCAAGAGCCAAGTGTCTAACTCCTGATAATGAAACCCAAGCTGTAGTAGCTCTTACAACTCCAACTAGTTTTTTACCTGTTACAACTTTTGACCATCCACCAATTTTTTCTGGTAACTTTGAGCGAAAGCGAACATTTTTGGAATCAATCCAACGACCCTCAGCGCCATACGTGGTTGTTTGTTTATCAATGCCAGGCAAAAACTGTGCCTTTATTAAAGCCATTAAGCAGTCCTCTTCCACATATAAACAACTATGAATGGTGGCATGTTGTCGTGTGATTGACCACCACCTGTTGTATCAGTTGTAAATGTTCCGCTCTGACTACCTTGGTCACCACGTTGTGGAATTGCGTCGGTTCCATCTTGGTGTCTAATACCTTGACCCATAAACCAAGCATCTTTTGTGTGTGTATGACCTGGTATTTGAGATGTTGTTAATGTTACTGATTCAGATCCCCCAGTTTCTTCAGCTACATCAAAACGAGAATTACCAGTATCTTGACTGATCAACATTTTACCTTCACCAAATCTTGCCCAAGTTCCAAACCCTAATAATGTATTTGGATCGGTCGAAGTAATATTCATGTAAATTGAACCAATAGGATAAGCACCTGCAAGACTAGCATTAAGTGTTCCGGTAATAGTTACTCCAGTACTCGTGGTTTCTAATTTTTTTGAGTTATTATGATATAGTGCTGCTGACCCATCCGATGTAAATACGGCTGCATTTTTAGATTGTGCCGAGTTTACTATTTGTACATTATCACCAGCTAAAACTAAATCCCCTGTTCCGGCGTCTTGTATAATACTGTCACTACCATCATGAAATATTTTTAAATCTGTACTAGCACCAAAATTAATATCTACGTTATCACCCAAGTTTAAATCCCCGGTCATCGTTCCACCAGCAAGTGGTAGTCTAGCTGTTATTTGAGGTTGTAGGTCCGAAGCAGCTCCGTCTAAATGTTGAAACTCAGTATTACTAACACTGCCATCAGCAATCTGTGTTGCTGCTATAGGGATTACTGAGTATTTATTTGATTCGTATGTAGCCATTTTATGTTTTTATTATAAAGTTAATAGAGAGATAAGGGTTTAAAACGTTAACTGTTGCGGCGTTACCACTAAGTGATCCGGATGCACTGTGAGTATGACCACCGCCACCACCAACTGATTGAGATGGTGATTGGTCAGCCTGACCGATAACACCAAAGAAAATATAATCGTTGTTACCTGCACCACCATTTGATTTACTGGTTACAGTTCTAGAGCCATTGGTTTGCACTTGGTTAGGAAANCCATTGCTNCTGCTTGATGTAAAGTGAGAGTGACTTGGTATCTCTGATAGAGCCAATGTATGACTATTAACNGTAACTGATACTGAACCACTAGGAGTAAAACTGGTTGTTGTGGCACCACCAGTAGAACCAAGAGCATATGTTCCTGATTTACCTATGGCCATACGACTTGCTAAGTTTGGAACATTGAAAGTGCTTGACCCATCACCTGCTCCATAAGTAGTTCCAATCAGTGCAAACAAAGCACTGTAAGTTGAACGATTAACAGCTGTGCCATCACAATTTAAATAACCTGCAGGTATACTTGCTGCAGCAGCAGAAAAAGGCACAATCATTCCTGTTTGAACTGTGAATGCTCCAGCCGAAGCTAGTTTACTATCTATCTGTGTTTGAGCATTTGAGGAAAGAGTGTTTATAAACTGAAACTCACTATCCGATACAGTTCCATCTGCTACCTGTGTAGCCGCAATCGGAATGGTTGCATACTTTTTTGATTCGTATGTTGCCATTTTATTTCTCCGTTATTTTCCAACCGTGCGTATTTCCTGTAAAGACAACTGTAAAAGAAGCACCGTTGGTAGATACAGTTCCATTTGAAGATGATCCAAATATTTTTTTACCGTTAGGGTTTATAGTTAAGGCATTACTTCCAAAATTATCAGCAACATCCAGAATACTTATTTCGTCTCCAACAGCGGGTGCTGATGGAAAAGTAAGTGTGATTGTGTTGCTTGTAGTATCTATGAAAAGTTTTTGTCCTGAAAAGGCATTTGCTGTTCCAGCTGTAATAGCTGATGCAACCCAACCTGAGCTTGTAGTTTGTAGAGGATACCAGTTTGTACCGTCAGTTGCTAGTAAAATTCTTGCACCAGGAGGAACAACAAAAGTATTACCAGACGCACCAAGTCTCATTGTTATTGTGCCATTAGCCGTGCCGTCATTAATAATAAATTGAACTCTTTCAACAGCAATTGTTTGAATTATAAAAGCAGTTGTGTGTCCATGAAACCTAATTGCAGCTTGTCGTACTTCGTTGCTGGCTTGTGCTACTGGTCCATTGCTTGACGTTAAAGTAACAGGACTGGACGCTCCTGATAAATTTTTTGAATAAACAGCTGAAATAGATTCTTCAAAGGTATTTGAAAAAGTATTATTGGTAGTATTACCCCATGAGTTTGATTGCTCACCACTACCTATTAATTCGATTTTTAGTCGGGTTGAATATGTTGACGCCATTATGCTACCTCTCGTGTGTCAATTTCACCAGCTCCAGCTGTGTTGACCTCAGTACTAGATACAACTCCAGCTCCTGCAGTGCTAATATCTGTTGCCGTTATCGTAGCTGTAGTTGTATCATCTACGTCACTAAATGTAAACACTGAAACACCCGTGGTGGCTAAGCTGGCTAAATTACCACTTGGTAACATTACCTGACTTAGATTTATCTGTTGTATTCCACTTGTAGCAAGCGTCATAGCGTTGCCCTGTACGCCTGCGATTATATTAGCAGTTACGCTGTTGACGGCTGAAGATAAAGCGTTTCCAGTAGCTGTTAAATTAACATTTTGAATTGCTGATACTGATACACTATTTAGTGATAAATCAATTTGTTCGCCTGTAACAGTTTTTTTAACTTCATTAGATACAGAGTTTACAGAAGAAGATAATGCATTGCCTGTTACACCGTGCGCATAACCTATGCCAACTGAATTTACAGAACTTGATAAAGAGTTACCACTTAAAGAAACATTTATAAACTGACCTGTAGTTCCAAGTGTTGTTGTTAACGACTGACCAGAAGCGAATACAGTAGAACTAACAGATAGTATTTCGTTTCCTACAGCTGATGTTAAACTGTTACCGGTTAATGTAATGTTACTATCTCCAGAAACAGTTGGTGTGTTGGTAGAAACAGTAGCAGCATTACCATCTAAGAACTCAGTTACGATATTTTGTGAAGTTCCAAGAGTTACAGAAAGTGAATTGCCAGAAAGAGTTAAGTTTGCATCTGCAGAAACAGTTGGTGTAGTAGTAGCAGATGTTAAAGAGTTACTTGCAATTGTTGGTAAAAGATTTGGTGTAACTGAATTTACAGCTGAGGTTAAACTAAGCCCATTTACGTGATGTATTTTTTGTACGGTGTAGGCATTTGAAAGTGTTACAGATAAACTTTGACCTGATAAAGAAATGGTAACATTAGAAATTTCTATGCCTGGATCTGCGAAACCCGCAGCACTAAATGGTACCGATCCAAAAAACATTATTTATCCTCTAGTTTTTTAACTTTAGCCTCTAGTTCTTTAATCGCTTCGATTAATAGCGGGACAAGTTTTTCATACCAAACACTTTTGTATTCAGGATTGAATGGTGCTTCAGTTACGACTTCAGGTAATACTTTTTCTACTTCCTGTGCGCTTACACCAACTTGACGATTATCATTGTCGTATCCAAACTTTTTAGCAAGTTCATTTTCTTTAAAATAATAACCTGTCAAAGCTTTTACTTTATCTAAAGCAGACTCAATCGGTCCTTCAAAATCTTTTAGACGCGAGTCGGAATAATACGCTGTAATATTATTGGTCGCTCGTATTTCACCAGCGGTTCCTGATCCTGCTGTGTTTACACCTAAACTATTTACTTGTGCATTTGAACTTGTAGTAAATCCACCCGCTGGTCCTGTTGGTCCAGTAGGTCCTGTTGGCCCTGTGCCTCCGCTTGGTCCTGTTGGGCCTGTAGGTCCGGTTCCACCTGAAGGTCCTGGAGGTCCGTCTGGTCCTGTTCCTCCACTAGGTCCTGGAGGTCCTGATGGACCAGTGCCACCTGCTGGTCCTGTTGGTCCTGTTGGTCCTGTTGGTCCTGCTAAAGCAGCATTAGCAATAGTTGCTTTTCTTATTGCACTTGCTGTTGTGTCATAGACTGCAATTAAGTCATCACTTGCAATACTTGTTTCTGCGGTATGTGCTGATACAACGTCACCCGCTACCGTGCCCGTAACTGTAATTCCTCCACTAGCTGTAACTATTTTAACAGAGTCATTATGATATAAAGCCGCTGCTCCACCATTGGTAAAGTAAGCATAAGTATTACTATTGTCTGTGCTTTTCAGATACAAATCATTTGCTCTGATATGCATATCTCCAGTGCCACTTTCTTTAATGATACTACGATTGTTTGCTGACTCATGGAAAAGTTCTAAATCATCGCCGGCACCAAAAGAAACCACAACATCATCATTATATTCTGTTCCTGTAGCACCACCTGAAGGACCTTGTGGACCTGTTGGTCCTGTTGGGCCTGTAGGTCCCGTTCCTCCGGCTGGTCCTGTCGGTCCTGTCGGTCCTGATGGACCAGATCCCCCTGCTGGTCCTGTCGGTCCTGTCGGACCAGTAGGCCCCGTAGGACCTGCTGGTATGGTGAAGGCGAAAACTTTTGCTGTATCTGGTCCCGAAGCTGTAACAGCTATTGGCGATCCTGTTGTAATAGTTGGTGTACCAAAACCTGCTGCTGTACCACCTGGTCCTGTTGGCCCAGTAGGTCCTGTACCACCGCTTGGCCCTGTTGGTCCCGTAGGACCTGTACCACCGCTTGGACCTGGAGGTCCGTCTGGTCCGTCTGGTCCTGTAGGTCCCGTTCCTCCGGCTGGTCCCGTTGGCCCTGTAGGACCTGTTGGTCCCGTAGGACCTGTTGCTCCAGCAGGTATAGTAAAGGCGAATACTTTTGCTGTATCAGGTCCAGATGCTGTTATAGCAATCGGTGAACCTGTAGAAATAGTTGGTGTACCAAAACCTGCAGCAGGACCTGTTGGCCCTGTAGGCCCTGATCCTCCACTTGGCCCCCCTGGACCCGTAGGTCCGGTTGGTCCCGTTGGTCCTGTAGGACCTGTTGGTCCTTGTAAAGCTAAATTAGTTACTGTTGATTTTTCCCATGCACTTGCAGTTACATCATAGTAAGGAACTAAATCAGAAGCTGCTGCATCTGTACCAGTTGGAAATCCTGTTAGTGCTGTACCTACGTTTGCTGAATCTGTTACATCAGCTGATGCTTCAATACCATCAAGTTTGGTTCCATCAGTTTGTAAATCTCTTCCATCTATAGTGCCACCAATAGCTACATTGTTTGATGCGTCTTCTACAACTGCTTTTGATGCAGGTAATGTGCAGAATACATCTTTTGTACCGGCACTAAAATCAACTAAGCTGTCTGAGTTAGAACTAGAAAATACTTCAACACGAGAAAGTGTGTCAGGTGAACCATCAGTTACAGTTCCACGACCTACTTCAAAAGCAGAACCACCTTGTGCTTGAATACAATAGTAACATTCATTTGAATTGCCGATGCCAGCAACAAAAGTTTCAAAACCTGTTTCTGCTCCAGCAAGCTGAATAGTACCCGTTCCTGTACTGGTAGTCGTCTCCTTGACTCTATCATTAAGGACGAAGGCCATTTAATCCTCCTATCCTAATCTGATGATCTCTGATCCGCCGCCAGCTGTAGGGAATTCAATTGTAAATGTTCCGTTCGAAGCTGTGAAGTCTCCACCGAACGCTAACACAACAACAGCATCATTAGTTGGAGCACTACCATCTTGTCTGTAAATCAAAGCACCGTTCGCAGTGAAAGATGCAGAAGTCCAAGATATATTAGCAAAGTCAACAAATGCAGTAGAAACACCCGATCCACCTGTTACAGCTGGACTAGTTAATGCTTTACCACCTGCTGAATAAGCCGAACCTGATGAGTTTGTTACTTCGTTTGATGTTGAGTAAGCTGTAGTAGTTGCTCCCATATTTGCTGAAGAAGTGTAAAGCGCAATATAGTAAGTTGCACCACCGTCGAAATCGTGGTTTCCTTTCAATAGCTCTTGTTTGAATACATTACAAACTGCTTGTGATATCGCCATACTTTTCTCCTATTAAGGGTTTGCAGATGGTATAGGAATACGTAAACTTCCGTCCCTATATTCATCTCTTCGTTTTTTACCTAATTGTTCTTGTGCAAGTTGTTGAATCGCTTCGTTGTAAGAAGCTTCATATACTTGTTGGTCTTGTGGAGCTTTCAAGAACTTAAACGCTTCACATAAGCAGGCATATAGTAAAACACGAGGAGCGTTGACGCTGATCCATGTTTCAGTGTTACCACTAGACAAGCCTGTTTGTTTTTTGGTAATACCTATCTCAAATTTATACACTGCATTTGGGGTTGGCGCAACGACTATTGTGCCCATATCCCAGTTTGCATAATACTTTGGTTTGTCGGATTGACCCGCTTCTGGAGTATCATAATACTCATTCATAAAGTCTTGATCGACCCTGACCAGCTCAGATCTTTGTTTATTTCCAGAATCCAAATATATCGTCACATATCTTATGTTGGTTAGATCTGATATTGTAGGTTTGGTTGGATCTGTAGCACTATATCCAGGCAATCTTACAAATCTATTATTGGCTGCAGTATTACCATTTACATAAACATTACTATCTTGTAGTTCAACATCTCTAAAAATCCTGTGTTCAGCATGTTCTATAAAATCATTTACAATAGTTGAGGTCAGAACCTGATCATCAGTTTCCGTGTAGCCTCTAATTTGCGTTACTAGTTCTGCATAAGTTGTCATGGCGTTAATGTTACAGGACCCGCTGAAGCAAGTCCACCTCCTCCTTTTTGATTTCCAACTGTAGCTGTATCAGTATTTATAACAAAAGTGTATGTATTATCATCAACCTTTGTAATGGAATAACCAGTTGCTAGTTCTAATTTAGCTTTTGTAAGACCATCAAAAGGTATTACGTTTCTAAATCTTACAGTATCACTTGTTGCTCTACCGTGACTTGATTCAGTTACCGTAATAGTATTTGTTCCTTGTCCTGCCGTAGCAAAAGAATTTAGTCCCAACATATTTGCAACGGGATTTTCTTGCCTGTCAGGTCTAGCATTTTGTAAACCTTGCTTATCACCTTTTTGTGTTTTTGGTTCTAGTTGCGGATGTTTAGCTTCATATTCAGACGTATGTACAAATAGTCCATTCCATTCTTTTCTCATTTCTTTGTATGGAAAAGTCATACCGCTTCTATCGGATATTGCTTTTGATTTTTTACCTGTTGCAAAATTAGACATTTGGATAATAAGCCTGTGGTGTTAGATATGTGCTTGAAGAAGAACCATCAGCTGTTAAGGCTCTTTGTAATTCATCTTCATACAACATCTTTAATTGTTGAACTAATTCTGGGTTATACTTTTGACACAAATAATAAGATAGGCCAGCTATCATACAAGGAACGAATCTGTACGGAACATCAGCAGTGTTGCTATAATTACCAACATCATCAATTCTTTTAACATAATAAATTGCAAGATTTTTATTTGCCGCTGTTGCGTCAGCTGTTGGATAAACTGTAAGCATAACGTGATCAGTAAATCTTTGAACGTAGTATTGTGAGGGTGATCCTTTTGATAGTTTATTAGACAAACCAGAATAGGTAGATCTGTTTATTTTTGTAAGAGCAGAATCACTTTGAGTTGTTGCAGCTCTATTGTCTCTTAGCGCTGCTTCTAATATGTCATCAATACCATAAATACCGTTCGTGGGAGTTGTAACTGCACTTGTACCATCAGCAGAACTTCTAAAAAATTTGTATTCTGC